TCTAGACGAGCTTGGCTTGCAGTTCAAGTTGCTTCGCAAGAAGCGAAGCAGGCACCTGCTCAGGCTTCTTACGCAACTTGCCAACCACATCGAGCAGCAACGAAGCCTGCTCATCGTTCAACTCAGAACCAGCCTCAAGCACCGTGATGGCGTCAGCAAGTTTGTCAACATCGGCAGCCGTGCGCTCAGCCAACTGATCGAGGCTGCGCACCGATGCGCTGGTTGCCTGGTAGGCGGGGAAGCCGGTCACGACTGATACTTCGTAGAGGCGCACTTCTTTGAGTTCGCGCACCATCCCGTCATCCGACCACGAATCACCCTTCGGTGGAACCGAGAAACCGAACGACATCGAATCCACGTCACCGCGTTGAATCAGAGTTGACAAATCACGACCAACGGTCGTATCCGGTAGATCGGCTTCAACTTTCAAGCCGCGATCATCTTCCATCAGACGCAGCGTCTTGGCGCGGGTCGTTGCAAGAAGCATCGACGAATCATGATTGAGATACATGCGAATGTTGTTCTTTGACTTCAGTGAACGCTTGAACGCACCTGGGGCGATTCGCTCCACGAACGGCAACGGTTCAGAATCAGAGTTGAACACTGCGGCATACCCGCTGAACGACATGCCGTCGCCAGCAGGACCTTGACGCACCTCGAAATCGTTGACGGTCAGCCGACGGGTTTCGATCTTCTCAGTCATGGATGACAATGCTAGTCCGTTGCGTAGATTACTTGTCCACGAACAGCTTCGACAAGCGGGCCAGAGTCACCAGATATCCGAGACGGTCTTCCTCCTCACGCACCCGCTCAGCCTGACGCTCAAACCACTGCATCGCCGGTGATGGGTCGAGCGGGTTGATACCCCACAGGTAGAACGCAACCGCACCAGCACCGGGGAACCCGTCGTTGTCAGCATCGCTGTTCTGCGGGGCTTCGAGGTCTACCAGGTGTCTTGCTCCCCAAGCGTTTGCACGAATGACTTTATCCTCGCTGATTCTTCCCGCAGCCATTTCACGGGCCTCACGAATAGTTCTCGCCACAAGACCATCACCACCGAGACCTTGCCCGTAGTAATCCAAACCTTTGCGAGCAGCGTCACGAATGTAGGCGGGGACATCGAAGGAGAGTTGTCGGTCGGCGTAGTTCGGCCAGTTTTGCGGGTCTTCATCATTCACATCTCCAGACTGAACTTCCTGCCCAGGGTTATCGTTCGGCAGACCATTGACGGCTTCCCAAGCATTGCAGTAGAAGGCAGGTGAAACTTCGGCATCCCAACGCTTGCAATAGAAGTTCTTGAAAAATCCGCAGTTGCCACAGTTGTGATTCGCTGGCACGTCTGGGTTCGCTGCCGGTCGATAGTTGTTTGGCAGTTCACGATCCTCCATCTCGTCGTCGTCTTCGGATTCTGGTTCGTCGTCTGGTTCCTCAAGTTCGCCAATACGAGTCAATGTCGAGAACTTGTGTCCGACAATCACATCGGTGTCTTCCCATCCGCCCTCGACGCGCTCATAAATCTGGATTAGGGCCACCGGGTCATCTTCGGAGGCTTCCAACTCGAAGTCGGTACCTGGCACGCGCACTCTGCCCGAACGGAATATTTCTTTGATTTCACCACGAGCACGACCACCTGAACTATTCCACGAAACATAATCACCCACCATCAACTCATCAGGACGAGCACGCTCACCACCCGGCTCCATCTCCTCAGCGATAGACACCGCAACCATCTGATCGATGGCATCCTGCTTCGACGTGTGACAGCCGATGACTTCTCCGTCTTCCTTCTCGACGGCCCAGCCTGAGCAATCGGGGTTGGAGTCGGAGATGAAGTACGGCATCAGAGCGTCGTGATTGCAACTTGAACTGTTGGGGTGCTCGCCTCAGAAATCGCCCACAAATCCGCACCCGGCGGCAAAGTGAACGGAATATCCAAACCGTCAGGAACGTGAATCCCGTTCAATGCCGTACCCAACGAAGCATCACCAACGAAGATGTCATCGTTGCCTTGATGGTTGTGCGCGTGAACGACGACATGCTGATAGTTCACCGACGCAGGAACAATCTTGATCGCAGTCCCACTGTTGCACACATAACTGGCAGCTGTAAATGGCATCAATCACCTCTCAGAGCATCAACAATAGCCGTGAATCCGCAACCGTTCGTCATACTCCGCAGACAACCTCGCAACCTCAGACTGAATCAGCGCATTGCGTTGGCGTTGCGCGGTATGCGCGCCAATGTGCTGCTTGTAGAGCAGTTTCGGAATGTAATGACATTTCGTGGCAAGCAGAGTGCGCAGGAACAGTTCATAGTCGTCCGCCACGCTCATCGCAGGATTATGTCCGCCGATCTGCCGATACACGTCGGCACGCCACGCTCGAACATGATTCGGTGCCGAGACAATGTGACGAACGGTGGTGGCGTTCAGTTCTGGTGCACGCATCACCCAGACGCCGTGTTCTTCTGACCAGTAGTGACTGCCGTAGCCGAACGCCCACCCATCCGGATAGCGGCCAGATTCGCCCGACGGCAGAATCTCACACCAATCCGAATACACGAACCCGACCTGCGGGTCTTGAAACGCAGCCTCAATCTCACTCAGCGCGTGCGGTGTCAACTCGTCGTCATGATCTAGCTCGACGAGGATGTCGCCTTCTGCGACCATGAACCCGCGCCGCTTCACCTGCCCGATCAAACCCGACGGCACATGACTGCGATGAGCGACGATTCGATACCGTTCATCTGAGGCGAAGCCGTACACCTGTCGCCATGTTTCTTGATTCGTTGAGTCATCCCAGATGACCCACTCCCAATCGCTATGCGTCTGCGCCTTCAGACTCGCCCAGGTGCGGGCCAGCACAACTGATGACGTGTTGTGTGTCGGTGTGATGACTGAAATCAGCCGAGAACGCATACTGGCGCAGCCCACTTCAACCCGGTCGCAGCAGATGAGTCAACAGTGAGAACGTGATTGTTTGTGCCTCCAACTGCCAGTCGAACGTTGGTTGTGCTGAACGTCAGTAAGTCACCTTTGGTCGTGAGCAATGTCGAGCCTTGCGGACCTTGAGGACCTTGGGCACCCTGCGGACCCGTTGCACCTTGAGGACCAGTTGCACCGGTTGCACCTTGAGGACCAGTTGCACCGGTTGCACCTTGAGGACCTGTAGCACCGGTTGCACCTTGAGGACCTGTAGCACCAGTAGCACCTTGAGGACCTGTAGCACCAGTAGCACCTTGAGGACCTTGCGCTCCGGTTGCTCCTTGAGGACCTGTAGCACCAGTCGCTCCTTGAGGACCGGTAGCACCCTGCGGACCTTGCGCACCAGTAGCACCCTGCGCGCCCTGCGAACCTGTATCACCTTGCGGACCCTGCGGACCAGTCGCACCAGTAGCACCCTGGGGACCCGTATCGCCCTGAGGACCCTGTGCACCTGTAGCACCCTGGGCACCCTGAGGACCCGTATCGCCCTGCGGACCTATATCGCCCTGTGGACCTTGCGGTCCGACAGCACCCTGAGGACCCGTATCGCCTTGTGGACCTACATCACCCTGCGGACCTTGTGATCCTTGAGCTCCAGTAGCTCCTTGAACTCCCTGAGGACCTTGTGGACCAGTATCGCCTTGCGGCCCTACGTCGCCCTGCGGACCCTGCGCGCCCTGCGGACCCTGCGCGCCCTGAGGGCCCTGCGGACCTGTATCGCCTTGCGGCCCTACATCGCCCTGCGGACCCTGAGCGCCCTGAGGACCCTGAGCGCCCTGCGCACCAGTAGCACCTTGAGGACCCTGTGGACCTGTATCTCCCTGTGGACCTACATCGCCCTGCGGACCCTGTGCTCCTTGCGCTCCAGTCGCGCCTTGAGCGCCCTGCGGACCCTGTGGGCCCGTATCACCTTGCGGACCAACATCGCCCTGCGGACCCTGCGCTCCCTGCGCTCCAATGGCACCCTGAGCGCCCTGAGCGCCCTGTGGACCGGTATCGCCTTGCGGCCCTACGTCACCCTGCGGACCCTGCGGTCCGGCAGCACCCTGAGCGCCTTGAGCGCCCTGGGCACCAGTATCACCTTGCGGACCAACATCACCCTGCGGACCCTGCGGTCCCGTCGAACCTGTTGCACCTTGAGCACCTTGGGCACCAGTATCACCCTGCGGACCCTGCGGACCGACATCACCCTGCGGACCTACATCGCCCTGCGGACCAGCAGCACCCTGAGGACCTTGAGCGCCCTCGGCGCCTTGGGCTCCCTGCGCGCCTTGCGATCCAGTAGCACCCTGCGCACCCGTATCACCCTGCGGGCCTTGAGCCCCGACAGCGCCCTGCGGACCAGTATCGCCTTGCGGACCTACATCGCCCTGCGGACCCTGAGCCCCGACAGCACCCTGAGCACCAGTAGCACCTTGGGCACCCTCAGCGCCTTGAGAACCAGTAGCACCCTGAGCACCTTGCGCACCCTGTGCACCGGTTGCACCCTGCGGACCAATCGAACCAACCGACGACAAAACGGTGACAGTCAAACCATCTTCAGATACTTCGACGGTATTGGGTTTGTCGTTGTAAAGAATGCTCATCGTGTCACCTCGGCGCGCAACTCAAACGTGCCTTGCACCAGACGAGTCACCACCGAGCCAGACACGAGCTCCAAGTCGTACACATACGTCGAAGCAGCAACCGACTCCATCGCAGATGCCGCAACCGACAAAGCAATCGTGCCCGCAGTACCACCAAGCACGATTCGATTGTTCTCCGTCGTCAACGACAGCACAGCAGAACCAGCAGCCTCAACACTGGTACGCAACTGCATCCGTGCCGTGTAGGCAGTCAAATCGACAGGATTACCTGCAGAATCTTTCCACGTCAACTGACGAGTGAATGTTGCACCCTGATCCGCAACGATGTTGTATGTCCCTGCTGGTGCGCTCATCATTCAACCTCGTAGACGGTTCCAGGCGATACCGGGTCAATCGCAGCCACCGGTTGCAGCTGTGTTGATGGCACACCGGTGTGTTCGATTGGCGGAATGTCCAATGCCTGCAACACACCAGCAGGATTGAAGCCGGCGAGAATGAGTCGTTGCGCGATGAGTGACTTGCGGTCAAGGTCGGCAAGGTTCGCTGCGGTGATATCGATGTTGGCGAGCGGTACGCGATATGCATCGCCACCTTCGATTGGTGACATGTCCTCGAAGCGGCGCACATCGTTGACGCTCAGATAGCCGTTCATCAAACCCGATGAGTACGAGGCGTTGCGGGCGGCGATGTCGCCACGGAGCAGTCCTGCGGTGGTGAATCTGATGAACGCACGGCCCGCCAGCAAGACGCTGTATTCGGACTCAAGTTTTGACAGGTATGGGACTAAAGAATGCTGCAGGAAGGAAAGTTGGTTGGCCTCTACGGACGCGTAGCTCATCGCACCCGGCGTCGTCACACCAATCATTGACGGTGGCACACGGAAGATACGCGCAATCTCCTCGACCGCGAACTGACGCGACTCCAAGAACTGCGACTCGTTCGGATCAACACCCGTCTTCTGGAACGTCGCCCCACCGAACAAGATGCCTGGGCGATGTGAACGACGCAGACCCTTGTGACCATCCTCGAACGCATCAACAAGATTCTTCGCCTGCTCGCGAGACAGGTTGCCAGGGAACTGAATGATGCCGGTCGTCGATGAGCCCTGTCCGAAGAAGCGTGCAGCGAACTCTTCGAGCGCACGAGACAAACCGAGATTCTCTTTCACCAGATCGATGCGTGACTTGCCACGCAACTCACCCGGCAGCACCAAGTCCTTGATGTGAATCATGTCGACGTCTTCGATGCGGTCCTTGGCGTCGTGGACATAGAACAGGCGACCTGCACCATCGCGGCGCACCTCGGTGCGCTGCGGGTTCAACACCGACAAGGCGAGCACTTCGCCTTCCTCGTCACGGATGATGCGAGTGAAGCTGTTGCCGTTCAACAGCAGCGAGACGAGCACCTGCTGGAAGTGGTCGTCCTTGGTGACACCGATGTCGGGTGCATCAAGCCATGCTGGTCGTGGCCGGTACTGAAGACGCACACCCTCCTGACGGATGTACGAATCAACCGGAAGGCTGGCGATCGTGTCGGCAATCAGACGCACGCAGGCATACACCGAACCAATCTTGAGTGAATCTTCCTGCGTGACGTACACGCCCGAGTTGGTCGTGAACGTGTATCCGTCGCCGAGCGCGAACAACGACTGGAACGAAATCGCACGCTCCTCGTCACGCTGTTGACGGTTCGGTACGAGACGGTCGAAGATCACTTCTTATCGTCCTTCGCAACACTGCGAGACAACGCGAACGCTGCACCGAGGCAGGCGATACCAAACACCATCGCCCCAAGGGCTGGTGACACGAGGAAGCCCGCTGCCACTAGGGCAACGATTCCGAGAAGTTCTAGCACAACAACGACCATCCTGACCTCCTAGGTTAGACGAACAATCGTAGTCACACCACGAAGAAACCAGGTGTCGGCTCCTCAACCGGTGTCGTGGTCGCCCGATCCGTAGCCATCGCCAACGCAATCACAGCGTCAATCTTCCGCTTCGACTTACCCTTGCTCAACGTCCACCCACTGTCCTTGACACGTTGCGCAGCCGACAACACCTGGTCGGAGAATATCGGATTGCCGTCATGAACGAGTTTCTGATTCACGATCAACTCGTACAGATTCCCGCACGCTGGCACCATGCGTTGCGGTGACTGCGGATACTCGACCATCGGAAACCCATCCTCAGCCAAGGCTTCAGCAGTACGCATGAAGAACGCCGGGTCGAACGCAATCTCCTGAATGTCGTACTGCTGGGCAATCTCACGCAGATAAGACTCGACAGCGGCCACATCGAGCACGCCACCCTCAGGCAACCAAATCTTCGCCCTCGCAACCACACGATCCTCAACATGTTGAACGAGTACCACGGCAGTCGTGTCACGCTTCAACGCCATGTCCACACCAACCCACGTCGGCGCACCCGGCTGAAGCTCCACACTTGCGTCACGACACAACTCCCAGGCACCCTGCGGCAACCACGAATCCTCAGCCGTTCTGACCCATTGATTGAATCTGTATCTACGCACAGAAATCTCCGACGTCTGACGCACCGCAATCTCCATGTCCTCCATGTCCAACAAACCCTCAGCCAGATTCGGATTCGCCTGCAACCACGCATCACGATCATTCATGTCGCAACCCTCCGGAGCTTCCCACCACCAGAACCCGAACGCATCATCCTCGACCTCACCACGACACACCTTCTGGCCGTAGGCGTACAGCGTTCCACAGATGCTCGACAAGTCGTAGCCGGCAGTCGTGATGGCAACGATCTGCGGGTCACGCCTCGCACCCGAACCGAGCGTCAACGCATCCCATAGTTCCGAGTTCGGCTGAACATGCAACTCATCGAAGATGACCGTGCTCGGATTCAAGCCTTGCTGAAGTTTCGCATCACTCGACAACACCCGATAGACGCTGTGCGTCGACGGCACCTCAATCGCATCCCGATACACCTTGCAAATCCCACTCAACGCAGGCGACTGCTGCACCTGCCACTTCGCCTCATCAAACACCACCCGCGCCTGGCGTCTATCACCAGCCGCTGAATACACCTCGGCACCATGCTCGCCTTCAATCAACCCATACAGCGCAACCAGCGAACCCAGCAACGACTTGCCGTTCTTACGACCCAACCCAATCAGGCTGCGCCGGTATCGAAGTAGCCCATTCGGCCTCCGCTCATACAGAGCATGAATCAACTGCTGCTGCCAAGCAGTCAACTCAAAAGCTTGACCAGCACGAATCCCTTTGGATACATGCATGAACGTCGACGCAAAGTCAACGACACGCTGCCCGTCAGACTGCTGGAACTTCCTCGGCGTCGACCACCTTGGCGTTACGGCGACGGAACTGATCGAGCTCATTGGCAACCCTTATCTCGGCGAGACCGAGACGAGCCCGGTCAGACGGTGTGAACCCCAACAACGATAGCCAAGCCGTAATCTGCGCATTCAGTTCAGTCTTCTGTTTGATGAGCGGATGCGTAACCATCTGCCCGTTCGCCGTCTCATAGAACCAGCGTGTCACATCCGTACCAAGCCACGCCTCAATCCGCGCCACCTGCTCACACGCCAAACACAACCGCTCGATCAGAGCTGCGTCATGCTTCTCGCTCAGATGCCTACGACCCGCATCCCAGAACATCGACCAGTACGCACGACCGAACTCATCCAACGTTGCCGGAGGCTTCGGCACATCGGTCAGGCTGATCGTCGCCAGGGCGAACTCAGGCACCGGCACCGCAGGCAGAGCGTTGCGAATCTCTGCACCGCGTCGACGTTTCTTCTCAATCGGTTCGCGCCGCTTACCGCGGCCAACTCCAGTTCGTTGCGTTGCCACGAATCAAGGGTAGGCGGTACCCGACCACCACCGACACGTTCGTGCCAC